TCACATCAGCATTGTCGATATTGGAATTATGCGGATAATATCACCGTTTTTGGCTTTAATGCCAACAGAAAGTTGTTTGTAACGCAATCCATCATCCACTAAAACAGCTTCGATGATCACATAGTCCGCAGTTTCAACCAAATCTTTGGTATCTTCCACAATCATTTTTCATTCCTCCTTTGTTTTTCGTTATACTACAAGGAGGCCGCGCTTGTCAATACCTTTCACCAAAAGCACAGCACAAAAAAAGCCGGGCAATTCATATTGCCCGGAAATTTTTTTCGTTTTTTTGCAAATTGTTCTTGACATTTCACGGAGTCCGTGATATAATTATAGACAGTGAGAGACAGAACAGTGTCTCACGAATACTAAGAAAGGACGGTAGCTAAGATGACGGATCGACAGTTTAACCTATTCATCGAACTTGTCATCCAGATCTTGCAAAAATGCAAGAGCCTGGATGACGCCATCAACATCTTAGAGGCTTTGCGCTTCTAAGATAAAAAAAGTAGATGGCGGGCGGCAACCCGCCATCTACGACCAGTATACCACATAAGCTCACTAATTACAATAACAAGGAGAAAATTATGAAAAATTATAAGGATTTTGCAAAAATGTATATCGGCGAAAGCGACATCGCCTCTTTAACCGTACGCAGCGGCAGCACTGTGGCTGCTCTCGACTTTGGCCAGGACAACGAATATCAGGCGTATATCGTAGATGGCTACACGGAAATCCCTGACCATTACCACCTCGTTCTTGATCTGGAGCATTGGATCAACATATATGATGACCGTGAGCTGGCTTTCAGCGCTTCTGCGGATCACATCCGTGTTTACCGTGCTGGAGAGATGGGCTGCATTATTCAGCTGGATGGCAATGCCGATGTAAAAAAAATTGTGACCGTCGACGAACTGCTGTTCAAACTGGAACAAGCTGCAAACAAATAATGCACCAACAGATGGTGCAACATCATTAGGAGGATAACATGGCAATTCTGAACGACATGGGGCAGCAGGTGTCCTTTGAATGTACTGAGCTGATCGAGGATGTGCGGGAGGATATTCAGCACCTGCGCCGCACCAAAAAGGTAATCGTAGCTTGCAGGGTCAAGGCCGGGGTCAAGATCGTGTTTGACTACGCCCTTGACAAGGAAGAGGAAAAGCGCATTCTGCTGGCAGACGACGAATGGATGGAAACAATGACCTTAGGACAGCTCCTTGCTTATGCAATCCGTCAAAACCGTTTGACTGTGTCTCCTGGTTCTTTTGATAGCGTCAGCGAACTGTTCGACGCCAGCGGTATGCCGATGAGTAGTTTTGGCAGTTTCTTTGGCGTGCCACCGCGCACCATGCAGGATTGGATATATGGCGCAAGCCCTTGTCCGCAGTATGTTATTGATCTTATGGCTTATAAGCTGGAACACGAAAACAAAATCTAATAGCAAAGACCCGGTGGGATTACTCCCTGCCGGGTCTCTTTTCTTGTGCTTTATGCTTTTTCAATCAGTGCCGGATCGGCGGCAATATAGCCACCGTCCACCAATTCGTAGAACGGCGTGTCCGTACTTCTGTCAACAGCTCTTGCCATCAGTACATCGCCGGTCTTGGCCAGCCGGAGCACATCCTCGTCTCCCAAGATCGGGCGGCTGTGGACCCTGACGGATCCTTGGAACACTACCTTGATCTGGAATGCCTTGTCCTTTTTTGCCGCCTTGGTGGCGGGTTTCTTCGCTTCTGCCATTTTTGTCTCCTTTACTTAATGTATTTCTTGTTGCCGTCTTTTTCCCACACACACAGCCAGCCGGAGGGGCAGCGCGCCCACAGGTTGCCGGTGGAGAGCAGCTTGGTCTCCAGCACAGTGATGGTGGTGCCGGAGCGCAGCATAGCGTCTGCTTTCGACTTGCTGCTTGTAGCGTGTCGCCGGCCGTCCGTGGTCAGATCCTTGACCTTCTTGCGTCCGGCAGCAGCACCTGCGCCCTTGTAAATTCCCCGCACCGCCGTGGTGGTGTATTTACCCGGCTTTACGGTAGGCGCCTTGGGTGTTGCTTTACGGTAGTTCACATCGCTTGCCGCATAGACAGTCTTGGCTCCCTTTGCGTTCGTGAACAGCCAAATACCGCTGATGTCAGACGCAAGGGCGGCAGGCTGTACATACACTTCCCTGGCGTTCTTCACCTTGGTGTATTTGCGCCGGTTGGCAGTCATGGTAAACTTGCCATCATACCAGTACGGATCCAGCACGATCAGGTTGCCAGACTTGTCCAGGCCGCCTACATATACATAATGGCCACCGTTGGAGAAAAGTTGCTTGCCGCCACCGCTGACGCATACAATGGCCTTGCCGCCTGCTTTCAGGTGGGCTTTCAGATCAGCAACAGACTTGGCTCGCTTGCTTACGATGGAGTAGTGCTTTTCAAGGTACGCTGCCACTGTATTCATGTTGGTGCCGTCTGCGGACCGTGCGCCCATCAGTAGGCACTTCTGTGTCCAAGCTACCGTGTCTAAACTTGTAAATCCGAAGTTGTGTAAGACCATAAGGCTTGCGCACACCCCACAGCCACTGGTGTAAATACAGCCGGAAGTGCCGTATTTATACGGATGGCTCTTGCTGGGGTATCTGATAGATTTACACTTTTCAGTGGTCTGTCGGCAGTAATACAGCTTACTCATGGCTGACCGCCTCGCTTTCTGCCGTCTCCGTGCGCTCCAGCTCAAGGGTTTCATCCGCCTTTAGTGCAGCCTTTGTAAAGCTGTTGTTCTTCCACCAGGCAGCCAGGGAAGCCGCTACTGCTACCACCGTTGACACGGCGGTGTAGACTTCATCGTCAGAAAAGGGCAAGGGGTTCTTGCCAAAGGCATTGAGCAATACATTCAGCAGAGATACCGCCAGAACGGCGGTTCTTGCAATGGTTCCTGCTGTTACTTTCATTTTTTAGTCCTCCTTTTGTTGCGGCTCCTCTGGGAGCGCAATAATCTCATTATAAAATCTGGTCATCATACCATTGCCACCCATGGCATGGTAGGCGTCATACACCTTGACTATGGCTTCCTTGGCATACAGCGGGCAATATCTCCGCTCGGTATGCTTATCGTGTTGTCGAATGATCTCGGCGCGCAGCATTGACTGCAAGCCGTTTTCAATCGCTGCGTACCGTGCGCTGTTTACTTCATCTATTGCCTTTTTGCTTTTCTTCCGAGCAATCAATGAAGCAATCACAGCGGACACGGCACTGCCCACAACCGTTGACACAGCAGCAGTTAGGGCGGCCGTAACGAATGCACTATACATCGGTCTCACCCCCTTGCAGGGCGTTGATCTCTGCCCGGTACGCCGCCCGCTGCCGGCGGATCGGTGCGTACTCCTCCTCAGACAATGCTCCGTCCGTGTACTTCAAGCAGAGATAATCCGTCTCAGCAAGTTCAGACTTCAAAAACGCAATGCGGCTTTCTGTTTCAATGCTCATTTCGCCACCCCCAAAATCTCGATTTGCGTTCCGGCGCCAATGGTCTTTCCGTTTGTCGGGAAAGACAACGCTTTGATCGCGCCGTGACCCTCGGCGTCCTCAAAGATGTTGAATGTGATACCGCTGGCGGCCCAAATTGTTCCGCCGATCATGAGGTTTGCCGCGTTGAAATTACTGGCGATGTTGCTCTTATTTGCTTGTACCCGCAGCATGTCCTCGGTGATGTCCACCTCTGCAACGGCGAAGGAGCCCTTGGTCGTTGCAGTCTCGAACCGGAAAGCGTTAGGCAAGAAGCATTTGCTTGTATATGAATTGATGTACACCGTCTGATCGCCAGCGGCGGAATTGGCAGCACTCCCAGCCACAGCCATACGCAGTCTGATCTTGCGGCAGGGCTTAGCTAAATCCCATCTTTGGCTCGCTGTGGTGTCAGTGTCAAAGGTCTTGGAAAACACAGGCTCCCATGTTTCACCTGCGCCTGCCAGCTCCTCTTTCACCTCGGCAAGGCCTGTCGTGGCGTCTGTGATCTCCTTGGCCAGGGCGTCAGTCAGTAGACCTTTCCCGATGATACTATCGGAGAAGTGCCAGGCTTTGAGCGCCTTGCTGCCGATCTTCGGTGTTGTCACCGCGCCGTCCTTGATGTTATCTTGCTCCACGCCGCTGTAGCCAATTTTGGCGCTCGTGATTGCCCTGTCTGCTATTTTTGCACTCGTAATTGAATTCAGGCCGATGTTCCCAAGCGCCGCACCCTCTGCCAGGTGCTTTGCCTGCACGGTTCCGTCGCCTACATTGGATAGCACCGTCATATACTTCCAGGTGGCTTTGTCCGCCGTACCGGTTGCCGTGCATTGGTACACCGTGCCGGTACTCAGGTTTAGATACAGGTCACCGATGAATGCGGAGCTGATCCCGGAAGCCGGGTAGGTGCTTTCACTACCCGCTGCACCATCAATGGCGGTGCCGGTGTACCATTTGTTAAGAAGCACATCATCTGCGGATAGATCCGCGCCCGCTGCCGTAGACAGATCCCACTCTTCAACAGTCACATTCAGCATGGTGGCGTCGTTATAGTTGATGAATGAGGTGTCTGGCTTTCCGATGTATGCCAGCTTAATGATGTCACCCTCGCTGACTGCTGTAACGATTGGCCCGGTAATGTAGGTCTCATACTTGCCGGATCTTGTGCATATACACCGCTCAATGCGTGTTGCCGTGCCGTCGGCCTTGACGATGTACAAGTCCATTTCACACTGCGTTAGAGCGGTGGACTCATACATATACGCCTGGCCGGTGATCCTCACTTTGCTTACGCCTTTGCCTATTTTTACGCCGCCGGAGGACAGCGTGAGCGCTGTGCCGTATTGGCGCGCCGTCGATGTAAGGCTTAGGTACACCGGCGCCTCGTATGTTCCCTCGGCTGTTGGCGTGAATTTGGCGGCAAGGACCGCCTGGATGTGTGTGGTTTGCGCCTGCTTTTGCAACCGTCCATTGACAAGCGCTACAGCTGCCTTGAGCGTTGCTACATCTTCGGCCGCCGGCACTTGGGACAGCTTGGACAGTGCGTCCCGGAGGGCGGCCCAGTCGTCGCTTTGTTCCATACCGGCGGTGCTCTGGGTACCGTGCACTTTAATGGCAAATTTTGCCGTTGTAATGACCTTACCGTCCGTAGTGGACAGTAGGATCTCTACTTGGCTTGTTCCCAGGATGAGCATACTGCTTTTCATAGTCAGCTGGACCTTGCCGTCGATCACTTGGGCGGTGATCAATGCTTTTGTACCATTGGGTCGGATCATGACCGCCCTGGCTTCTGCGTCTGCCGGGAGTGCGTACAGTGCGCCGTTGTCCAGGAGGTTGATCAGAATAATGCGCCCGGCGTCGTCTTCGGCTTTTGCGCTCACGGTCACATAGCGGTTGGCACCGTTGATGTCGATAAATATTTCCTGCAATGTCGTCATTCGCTTGCGTCCTCCTCTGTGTACTGATCGATCAAGTCAATGGTCTGCTCTGCTGTTAATACCTCACGGCTTACCTGCTGTATGCCCTGCAGTGCCTTGTAGCTCCGCTGTGTCACACGGCGCCAATAATTCCGCTTGAATGAGCCGATTTCACAACTGGTAAGCTGGTGCTTAACGCAGTCATATCCCAATTTGATCACTCTTGCTTTGGCCGACAGTTCGGTTTTCAGTTGGACTGTGATGGTGTCGCCTAAGCTGATCTCCTCCAGCTGCTCAAACGCACTGTACGCCGGATCTTTGCGTAGATCCAAATAGTCTACCGACACATTGATCTGTGGCTCATCTATTCGGTCTCTGCTAAACTCCAATGCTGCCAGGCGCTGCGCTTCTTCGATTGCTCCTTCGTACCCGACGATCTTCGCGTCATTGTTTGTTTTTTTCAAAAGTGAATGCTTAAATGGGTCCCGTCCACCGTTGTTCCTTGGCAGGTTAAAGTATATATACCTCTTTTTCGTTGCATTTGGAAAAGATATGTTGTTCGTGTTTTTCCATCCATCCCGGAACGGCGGTCGAGGGTTAGGAAACACCGTGCCGCTGGGCACATTGGCTGGCGTGATGGTAGACCAATCCGGTGTTGCGAAGATACAATAAAACGGGTACTCCTTGCTATATCGGCAGGAAAACATAAACTGGCTCGGATTGCTCAGCAATGCCTTACCTACATAAGCACCTTTTTGGTCCACATACGCCAGTTTGTGCTTATCACCACTTTTTACTGTTGTTACGATTTTATTCTTAATAATAGTAAATGTCTGCGGCGTGTACTGCGTACTCACATTATAGCTTTTTGCAGCTTCATGTTGCGTTGCATACTGGTCTATTTTCGGACTTTTCACCATTACTCCGTTCGCGTCGTAGTAACCGTTGGATGTTACTGCAAAAATGCTGGTGACCACATCGTTTGTGTTGACCGTAAAGTCCACGCCAGCTGCATTGATCCCATTTCTGAGAACAACGCCGCGATCTGTGCCGAGCTGCTTGGGTATGTGAATGGTGTAGTTATCCGGCAGCCATTCACAGCCCCACAGCTTGAGTAAGCTATCTTCTTCACCCAGCAGCATGTCGTACCTGCTTTTACAGTTCGTTGCAGGCGCAGAGAAATTTTTGGTTGCAGTGCCGGCGGTAAAATCTGCTGAAAAACCGGTGTCGGTCAGTATGCCCGCTGCCAAGTCATCTCCGGTAATTCCGGTGTAGTCCCAATTCCAGATGTTCACAATTCGCTTGAGATCAAATACAATGTGCTGTGCGGAGATCTTGACCGTTTTTTCGTTGTTGACGACCTGCCAAATTCGGAATGCTTGGCGTTTTGCCCATGGCGTGTCAACGACTATAACATTTTCTTCTTGCAAATATCTCCAGCGACCCATTGTGTCTACCGGGTGCTCCATTTCTACCACAATAGCGCCTCCCAGCTCAATGCTGACTGTGCAAGAATATGGCGTGAGCGTCATGTCTCCGTTATGTTGTAAGGATTGCTCCCCGGTAAAGCTGTTTTTATCGTACACTTCGATCATAGGCGCCTCCAGTTTGGCACATACTCCAGTGTCGCAGGGTTCTTTGTGCCGCCGAATTTGATCGTATTTGCACCCTTTGCCAATACCAGGCCGTCCAAGTCTCCGGTGGCATTGCCGTTGACGATTTTATAATCACCTGTGTAGACCATACGCCTTTCCACATCTATAATTGTGGTTGGTGTCGTGATCTGTATGGTTACTGCATTGCCGTTGACTGTGATCGTTGCCGTGTTTCCGGTTGGGTATTTTGTCGTTATATAGAAGATCGGGTACGCTGTCTCAAACTGATTGTTAACGACCTCCGGGCACGGCACTCTTGTGCCACCGCGCACAAGGTACTGGTACGCTGTGCAGGTGAATGTGACCGTGAACTGTGCCAGCCGCCGATATATGCGGGTGAACTCGGAAGTGTCCACCTTGCGGACCCGGAGGTAATACTCCGGGTCGTCGTTCTTGATCAGCCGGCTGGGGCCGGTCGGGTGGAATAGCCAGTCTTTGATCTCGCGGACGCGCTCATCCCATTCTGTGCCGTCCTGTACCAGAAAATTGCAGGAGTAAGGCACCTGTATGTCTTCATAGGTGCCCTGGTCCAGGTAGTAGCTACCGTCCATTGCCGCTACATTCGTCTCTTCGATCTTCTTAACTGCTGCCGGCATATTGGGTCGCTGGGTCGCCTTAACCCCCAGTTCGGAGGCGTTTTTGCCTCCGAAAGTAAAGTCAAACTTATCCATCGGTATCTAACCCCTTTGCCATCTCGTAGTTTTGCTGATCCTTTGTGACCTCGTCCGTGACTTGCTGTACGACCTTACTGCCGATCTCCTTGCCGTCCAGGTAAGTATGTACGATCACTGTCGGACGAACACAGGCGATCAGCCGCTGCAGCTGGTTGTCCAGCATTTTGCTAAGGGCCGTATAGAACGGACTCAACGGCAGTATTGCCTCTCCGCCGGTGCTTGGTTCACCGCCTGCCAGCAGTGTGCCGCCGTATGCGCCGAAGATCTGTCGCCCGCGCATAATGGCGCCGCCGGCGTACCAGTCGATATTCAACTTGGGTACAGATGGTGGATCCAGGCTGAAGCCGCCGGTAATACTAAAGTGCGGCAACTTGATGTTCGGGAATTTCAATTTCAGCTTATTAAAAAAGCCCCGAATGGCAGCCAAGCCTTTGCTCACAATGTTTTTCGCATTGTTTATACTGTTGGATATGCTGTCTCTGATCCCGCCAAAAATGCGAGATACCAGGTTCCTAATCCAGTTTAGCGGTACGCTGATTATGTTCTTTAGTGCGTTAAACACCGTCGATACAACCGTCCTAATGGTGTTGACTACTGTGGTAATTACGGTCTTGATCACATTCCAGGCCGTGGTGATGATCTTTTTCCAGATATTCACATAGGTTGTAATCACTACACGGATTGCCAAGAATACGGTTGAGATCACTTTTTTGATAATGTTAACTGCTGTCGTAACGACGGTGCGTATGATTTTCCAGGCCGTGGTGATGATCTTTTTCCAGATATTCACATAGGTTGTAATCACTACACGGATTGCCAAAAATACGGTTGAGATCACTTTTTTGATGATATTGACTGCTGTTACAACGACGGTGCGGATTATGGTCCAGGCTGTTGTGATGACCGTTTTCCAGATATTCACATAAGTGGTGATAATCACGCGGATTACCAGGAAAGCGGTTGCTATTATGGTTTTGATGATGTTTACACCGGTCATAAATGCGCTTTTTAGCCAGTTCCAAAAGGTCGTAAAGGCATTTTTGAGCCAGTTCTTGGCCGTCGTGAATATTGCCTTGGCTTTGTTCCACACATTTTCCAGCGCCGGTTTGATTTTGTCCCAATTCTTGATGATCAGCACGATACCGGCTACTACAGCAGCAACAACGGCGGCAATAATCACGCCTTTAAGGCCAAGCGTCGAAAACACACCTGTGATAGCCTTACCTATCTTCCCGGCTCCGCTGGAGATCTTGCTGACCAGTCCAAGGCCGGACACGGCGCTCTTGATTTTTGCAACACCCTCAAGGGTGTTGCCGACAACACTTATCAACTTCCCGCCTGCAAGTAGCAGAGGACCGATAGCCGCTACCACTAATGCGATCACAGCAATCGTTTTCTGTTGTCCATCGCTTAATCCGTTGAATTTATCCGTTGCGTTCGCAATGGCTTGCGTGATGGAGCGGATCTCCGGTGTGAACTGCGAGGCCAAGTTGATCCCGGCAGACTCAAATGCGCCGCTCATGTTTTCTACATCGCCGGCCAGGTTGTCCAGCATGTTGTCCGCCATATCCTGTGCTGCGCCGTCAGCGTTCTTAAAGCTGCTCGTCATTTTGGTAAGTGCGCCGGACCCTCGATCGATCAACGCCTGCATACCTGACAAGGCGTTTTTGCCATATAGCGTAACGATGGCGTTTTCTTTCTGTTCTTGGGTCATACCCTTAAACTTAGACTGGAGCTGCGCGACCTGCTCACTAAGGGAGATCATGTTACCTTTGCTGTCAAAGAATTTTACGCCCAGCTCTTCCATGGTGTCTCTCATTGCTTTGGTTGGCGCCGCCAGTCTGGATAATGCACCACGAAGAGATGTACCAGCCTGGCTTCCTTTAATGCCCTGGTCGGACATAATGCCGATCGCAGCTGCTGTTTCTTCAAGAGAAATACCTAATGAGGAAGCGATGGGTGCAGCATACTTCATGGCCTCGCCCATGTCTGCCACTTCTGCGTTGGTGTCGGCCGCCGCCTTTGCGAATGCGTCCGCCACATGTACAGACGCACTGGCGTCCAAATTAAAGGACCGCATGGTGGTTGCCATTACTTCGGCCGCATTTGCTACATCACCGCCGGACACAGCCGCCAGGTTTAGTACGCCGGGAATACCTGCCATGATCTCCTTGGCGTTATATCCTGCCGTTGCGAAGTTCTCCATACCGGCTGCGGACTCGGAAGCGGAGAACACCGTGTCGGCACCCAGCTGGATGGCTTGCTTGCGCAGCTTCTCAAATTCGCCATCGGTCGCACCGGCGATCACCTTAACGCGCGACATCTCGCTGTCGAAGTCCGAAGCGGTCTTGACGGAAGCAACACCCACACCTGTGACGGCGGCGGTAATGCCCATCATTTTCTTGCCCGCTGCTGACACCTTATCTCCGGCGTTTTTCATTTTGTCGCCATATTCTTTCAGCTTGGCGGAGGAAAGCTCTTTGTTGGCTGCTTTCAGCTTCAGTTTCATGTTCTCCAATTCTTTGGAAAACAGCGTGCCTTGGTTCTTGGCCTTAGCCAGTTTATTGGCATTGCTCTGTAGCTTGCTTTCATTCTCAGCCAGGGCCTTTTCAGCCGCTTTGACTTCTTTCTGCAAGGCTTTGGTTTCCTTGCTGTTCTTGCCTGTTGCCTCGGCCGATTTGTCATAGGCGGTTTTGGTCTGATTGAGCTTGTTTTGCAACTCGGAGTGCTGCTGCCACAGTTTCTTATCTTCAGCTGTCAGTTCGGCTACCCGCTTGCTGTTGGAGGAGATCTTCTCCTCCTGGGCTTTGATCTTTTCTGTGAGCATTTGTACCCGGGCGCCAACCTCCTGGTGAGACTGACCCATCAGCTTAGCTTTTTGGGCGGCTAAGGAGTACTCCTGCTGTAGTTGCCGCATTTGGGCGTTTGCCTGCTTCATCACAGCTGTATAGCTGTTGGCGCTGGCCGTCAGTCGTATAGACGCTACTGCCATTGTCGTCCTCCTTTCTATCGCTCATCTGCGTGTTCCAGCTTATACTTGGTCAAAGAGAGTATGGCAAACACATCACCGGTAAGGGCGTATTGCAAATCGCAGCGCAGGCATTGGGTTGCCACATCCAGTAAGCTGTTGATTACTTCCAACTGCGCGCTCCAATAGTCTTGTTCGTCCTCTTCGTCCGTGTAGCCGTTCTCTCTGTCGTATTCATCAAATAGACTTTTTACTCGTTCCACCTGTTCTTCCGGACTCAGCCGGTTGATTGCTTCCGTGATCCGCTGTGCCAAAAAGTGGGCGGTGTTGCCCGCCACCAGCACTTCCTCTATGTCGGCTTTCAGTACATAGCCCGCTGCTGTTGGCAGCACTGCTTGTACAAGGCGGATCGTTGCTTGCAGTCCCGGTGGTTCATCCGTACCGACGGCACGCATATAGGTGCAGTACCGCCGGTAGAATTCCAGGGACGCCGTGGAACGGTAGATTGTTCCGTGGCAACTGACCGTTATATCCGGGATCAGCTGCCAGTCTTGAAATTTGCTGTCATGGCGTCGATCTTCTGCTCAATCCGTTGTGCCAGATTGAGATCCACTGCCATGTAGGCCACGATTACATCGGCCACATCGGTGTCGCTTTCTGCCAGCTCTTCGGGTGTGAACTGTTCACCGAAAGCGATCGACAAAGCGTTGATGATGGCGGTGTAGGTCGGAGCGTCGATAGCGTCCTCCTCCAGGTTGACCGCTTCGCACGCCTGTTTGTATCGCAGGTATGTAGCCGTGCCCATGTGGTTGATGGTGTAATTCTTACCGTTAAGCTCCAGCTGTGCAGCCGGAGCCTTTTCCATAATTGCGTCCATGTTTTACTCCTTTAACCGCCGACGGCTGCTGTGCTTGTCGTCCACTCCTGAACTTTGGAGAACCAGTCGGCAATAGCACCGGCAGCGTCCTTGTCTTCTGTCAGCAGATTGCTTTCGTCTACGGAGCAACTAAACTTACCGTCGTGCTTGCGCGCGTAGCAGGACAACTTAATAGTGTCGGTCTGCGTAGACACCTTGTCCGCCTTGGTCTCGTTCGTCTCCTCCATACCCTCGCTGGCGGTGCCACAATAATACCAAACGAACTCGTATTTGTTGTTAAGGCGCTTGACGCGATAGCCGATTGCGATCTCGTTCGGTTTGTCGTCTTCACCTTTCACAAGAAATCCCTTTTCATACAGATGGCCAAAAAGCGTAGCCTTTTCTGCCGGGGTCAGTGCGTTTACATCCAGCTCGATCTCCGTACCCTCGTAATTTGTCGCTGTTTCTTCAACCGCGTCATCGGAATACAGCTTCTCGCTTGAGTACTTGTCACTCACTTTTGCGCTGATTGCTCTTGCCAGCTTGGTCGGAGTGCCGGCGGTGTAGCCGGTTGCGTCGTTTTTGGTGACCAGCGCCACATAGATGTCTTTCAGACCTACCCGGCGGCTATGTACATTTCTTTCCTCGTTCATTTACTTATCCTTTCTCCGCCTGATTGGCGGCATTGTTCTTTTCGATTGTCAGTGAGAAGCGCAGCTGTTTGACATATAGCTCTGTATCGTCCTCGTAAGCGTTATTGGCCTCCAGGAAGTCAAAGCCATAGGCTTTCATCAGAGCCAGCACTTCGGCGGCCAGCGCCACCTCGTCCACCAGGCTCCAAATATTCACCTGAACCGTAGCTGTCTCGCTCTCGCTGTCATCGTCGCTGTGGTCATCCTCCGCATAGCTGAGCGGCCAGAGAGAGATATGCGTATCTGTTATATCCGGGTCATACCACCCCTCCCGGACCGGAATACCCAGGCCGGAGATCTGCAACAGTGCAATACTGGTTTCATTGATCACATCTAACATATCGGTCTCCTTAATCGCCTAAATACTTGTTTGCGTATGACTGTAGCGTCGTTTCGGCAATGCGACGGTACATGCCCTCGCACTGCTTGTTTGTTTTGTTAATGAATTCTCTGGGGCGCATTTTTGATGTTCCCCATTCAACGAACTTCATATAAAACTGTGGGCTGTTGTCGCTGAGCTTCCAGCCTACCTCTGCGTTTGAGCGGCCGTCTGTGTCTGTCCTTGTGTTTGACACAGGGATCACATCAGCGGCGTGGGCAGGTGAGTACTGCACGAACCTGTGGCCGAGATACCGACCGGTTTTGCTGTGATCCCTCGACCTTGGCACATTCCGCTTCATTGTCCTGTGTGTTTCCAGTTTGGACAGATTGATGATGTGGCGGGTGCATTGGCCCACCACATCTAAAGAGCTTACTTCTTGCAGGTTCTTTAGCAGCTGCTCCATACCTTGGAATTCCATATCGACTATCATAAGGTCACCCCTTATGTGGTACGCTCACACTTGAGCGTAACGCACTCCCGGCTGCCTCTTGAATAGTCGATATGGTAAATCCGATAGCGTGCGCCGGTGGCTACTTCTTCCACAAAGTAGTCCTTGGCATGCCCTCGCATATCTTCCAGGGCCTTGCAGTAACGCAGTTTGAACGCCAGCACCTCATGCAGTTTGGCAGCCATTGCCTGGTACAGTTCCTCGCCGTACAGATCTGTCGGCGTTGCCCACACATTCATATAGTGTGGGGCGCCTGCCTTATCTTCGATCTGTCGGCCGCCGGTGGTGGAAAACACACGCTTGCGAATATTGATTTTAATTTCCATCGCCGGCACCTCCGTAGATCTCGCTGTACAGGAATGTGGAGGCATGACCGCTGAGAAGCTGCACATTGGTGCCGTACTTCTCCCTGTGGTCGTACAGGTCCTTAACGGACATCAGCAGCAACAGATTTTGTCGTGCGGTCGGTGCGGCTGCGTTATAGCCGGGGATCAATTCGCCAAGCGTTGCCGCCGTGGCGTCAATCATCAACTGGATCAGTTCGTCATCGTCCGCATAGTCCACCCGCAGGTAGCTCTTAACCGTGTTCAGTTCCATTGCTTACCTCCGTTCTTTTGCAGTCAACTGCAAATTAGCCCGCTGCTGCTTTCAAGAAGCCCTTGGCCATGGCCGCACTGTCTACCACCTGTACATCGAAGCGGTCGCGCACCTTGCAACCCATCGTGTCAGAAGTCCAGTACACATTGGGGTTGGCCTCAATGGTCATCTTCTCGCGATCAAACAGGGTTACTGCCTCGTGGCCGTCACCCATATAGATGGGTGCGCCCTTGGAAGCGTCTGTCTTAAGGGTCTTGTTTGATAACGGAGTGATCGGATAAGTGCCGAAAAGTAGTTTCCCGGTCTTCTTCATCGGGTCCGGCTGCAAAATGTAGTCGCCATTTTTGTCTTTCAGTCTGTCAAGGAAGTTGAAACCATCCTGATTTGTGATTACCTCCGCGCCTCGTGCGATTTCTGGATCCAATGTGACATTAAATACATCTTTCAGCCCATCCACATCTGCAATGGTGACTGTGTTTTCACCAACTGCTGCGTCAAATGCTGCTAAGATTGCGGCATTTCGTGTCGCAATGCTCTTTTTCGCGCAGTATTCGGTCAGGAAGGACATAATGTTTTCTGCGGTATCACGAAGCAAGTCGAAAGTCAGCTTAATGATACCGCCGCGCTTTTTGATCTTGTATTTGATCGAACGCATTTTGGGTGTGCCAACTTCATCGAATTCTGCTGCTTCGTCGATCTCCGGCCAGGGCGTGTATTCAGCGTCAACCTCGATCACACGCGTGCCTTCGTTAACCGCAGTGGTTTCAATGTTGACATGGTCCTCCAATGCAATATGGCCTCGTTTCAGCTCCTTGATCTCCGTTTGCAGATCGTGCGGTACGGTCAAGCCGCCGTCTTCATCTGAGCCCTCGGACATTACATTCAGGATTTGTTTTTGCTGTTCGGAAAGGTAGTCTTGCGGGACAGTACCCTTATTCTTCAAAGCCTTGAAATTTGCTTTTAAGTACGCCGCTAATGCAGCTCTGCGCTGCTTCGGTGTGACTTCCTGTTGATCAATGACCTGGTGCGGTTCTGTACCTGCACTGGCCTGCTTGGTGTCCATCACATCAGCCAGCAGATCGAATTTCTGCTGCAACTGCTGCAATTCGTCTTTTGCGGTTTGGGCCTCGGTCAGCTTGCCGGCTTCGGCCAGGTCCTGCACTTCCTGCTTCTTTGCGTTAATGCTGTCCAGCAGGGCTCTGAGCTTTTTGTTCATGTGTTTTTCCTCCTAAAAATTTTTTATTTTGTTCCGTAAAGGTATAAATCCGCCAGGATTTTGTCCTTTTTGGTGTCTTTGGCGGTGTCGGTGTTGACACCGGGCGGCAGGCTGGTGTACCTGTCGTAGAATGTGCTTGCACAGGCCACCATCGGCTCTGCGTTCTCCACCTCGAAGTTGAACACTTCGGCGATATTCTGCGAAGTCAGCCAAGTTTCGGCCGTCATAAGGTTGGCAAGCGCTTCTTTGTCCACTTTATCGGACATTTTTGTGCTGTACAGTTCCAGAATGGAGTTCTTGGCTGTATTCAGTTGACCAATTACAGCGGCAAAGTCAGCAGCATTGCCCCAACAACCCGTCATCGGGTCGTGGATCATCACCTGGGCACCGGTGCGAATGACCACTCGGTCGCAGGCGCACAGAATGACGGAGGCAATGCTGGCGGCAATACCGTCCACATATCCGACGGTCTCTCCTGCGTGTGCTTTGATTATGTTGGCAATGGCGATCCCGGCGAACACATCGCCGCCGCCGGAGTTGAAGTGAATTTCCACAGGCTTGTCCGGCTCGATCTGGTTAAAAAAGTCTGCAACCTGTTGTGGGCACTTGTCGTTGGCATACTCGCCGCCATAACCGCTGCAATCGTACATGCAAATATCGCCGTAGAAGTTCAGCACAGCTCTGTCCGCCTCATTATAGAGGGCGCAGTAGCCGACTTTTTCTCGCTTGTTGCTCACTCGGTTAAAGCGCTCAAAATTCAATACCTTGTTCATACGATCCTCCTTTCCGTCAGTCTGTGTTGTTGGTGCCATACTGGTCACCAACTCTATCAAGCGGAATGTATGTTCCGTTGACAATGGGGTTGTCTCCGCCCTGTACCGGCGGGTTGTCTTCCAGCTCTCTGCACTCGTTGATGGTGGCAATGCCCTTGTCCACCTTTTGCGCAAAGATCTCTGTTTGTGTTTTGCTGTCGGTCCGCAGCAGCACTTTGTCGTTGAACTTGTAGTAGAAGCCCGCTGCCCGCTGCGGATCTGTCAGGCACTTATAGTTCAGCTCCTGCTCAATTTGCGAGATGGGAAACAGCATTGTTTCTGTCAGGAACGCCAACTGCTGTTGTTCGCTGTTTGCGTAGCTGCTTTTTGAGTAGTCATTGATCTGCGTGGGCTTGATCCCGAACGCTGCCGCAAGCTGCAAAGCACCGTACTGCTTCAACTCCAAGAACTGGGCGTCTGACAACTTAAAGTCGATTGGCTCCAGTTTGAAGCCCGGCGGGACCGGAATAATGCGTCCGGCGTTGCTGGCACCTGCACCGAATTCTTCAAACTGCGCAATCATTTTTCTTTTGGCGCCCTCGCTTAACTCGCCTGTGTAATTCAGCACGGCCTTTCCTGTCATACCGTTCTTGAACAGCTTGTTTTGATATTCCTGGGCTGCGATTTGACCGTCTACGGTGGACCGCAGCAGCTCCAATACAGACGCCCCTCGGTACCCATCAAATGTAAAGAAGTTCTTGAAATGCAGCACGGTGTCCGGGTCAAAGATATAGCTGTGCCCGGTGTAGCGGTCTTGATACCAGTAGTACAGCCCGCCGCCGTCCGTCCCGAAGATACCGGCATCGTCCACCAGCAGATTGACCTGATTAGATGGCATGATCCACAGGCCCTTGGCCTTGACGGAGCCGCCATACTTCTGCCGGGTAAAATCTTGCTGCACCCACACATAGGCGTTGCCGTAGTGGTCCAAGTTCGCCGACACGCTGCTCCAGAATGTGGCCGGGGTCATATATGGGTTGGGCCGCTCTGTCAGCAGCACCGCCATATCGTCCTTTTTGGCCGTTTCGATCTTGCCCTCGGACTTTTGGTAAAACTTCAGCGGCATTGACCCCAAAGTCTCGGCCTTTTTCTTCAAGCATATGTAATAGGTCACATCATTTTGTGGCCGTTTCCCGGTTGTTTGAATGCCCAGAAACTCCATCAGGCTTTCGTCTCCCGGCGAAGTGCTGGGCTGTACCAAGGCGTTGCGTACTGCTGTTGCGTTCCTCCGTAAATTATCAAAAAATGGCATTTTATTTCGCTCCCATCAGTGAAAGATATTCTTCTACCACATCGTCCAAGTTGACTGCCTGCTCCTCCTGCATTGCCATTAGCCAGGCGTCGATCAGTGCGTCTACCGGGTCGATACGGTCCGTCTTGACTTCCTTGTCGATCTTGACCTCCCCATAGGAATTGCCCACCGTCTTGGCGGACAGCATGGAGCGGGTCAAAAGGGCGTCGTCGCCGTTATACTCCACATGCCCTGCCTTGATCTCCAGCCGTAGGTCCTCCGTAGGGGTTGACAGCACCCGGTGCGTTTGCGTTACGGACAGACAGGGGGCGATCTCCTCCAGGTCTGCCAAAAATGCAGAAGCGTTGTGGGGGTCGTAACAGATGACTTGTAGATCCAAGTCATAGTCTGTAATCAGTTGCTTAAGGTAATTGAGAATGTAGCGGTAGTCTGTTTTTACACCGCCCATTGTCTCTGTTACCGTAATCAGGCCCTGCCGCACCCACACATCGTATGGAGCGTCATCCGACTGTATATGTTCTTCCAGCCGCCTGGACGGCATGAAACTGTGACTGAAAACATAGTACCGTTTTTCGCCATCCACATAGTAGGGGACAACGATACTTAGACTGGTTAGATCGCCGCCGGAGGACAGGTCCAAACCGGCGTAAACCTTGGAACCAATAAAGTCCTTTAAGGTTCGGTCTGACGCGCCTGCCGTCCATTCTTCGGCGTTGTCGATGTAGTTGTTGCCCGCTGCTTGGATCCAGCAGTTTAATTGCTTTACAACAAAATCACGGAGAGTGTCTCCGCCCTCCCGCCGGGCCTCGTTGGCTGTGGCGATCATGTTACCCAGCAGATCCGGCCTGTCTCGCAGCAGTGGATTGGACTTTAGCCAGTTGGTTGGCTCAAAATAGTCATCTCCATGGTCCATTTCTGCAATAAAGACAAATCGTGTCGGATTATCGAAAGTGCCGTCCAAGATACTGCAACAGGTCTCATACATCTTGTGGCAAGGATATTTGAGATTGAACCCTGCTGTAGTGATAACACTGATCAAGCAGGATTGCATGAATTTAGTGCCGCCCTCCAGCAGCTTATAGACCTGGTTGTTTTTATGAGCGTGGTATTCGTCCACGATCCCCAGGTACGGCCGGAAACCGTCTATCCGCTTGGTGTCACCGGACAGAGCGCGTATGCGGCTGCCGGTCAGGTTGCAATCTATAGTTGAGTTGTGCTCGTGCACATTGAATAGGGCCTCCAGGTCGTGGTCGCTGCGGATGAACTTCACCACTTCGTTGAACACGATCTTGGCCTGGTCTGTTTTGGTGGCTGCGCAGTATATTTGCGCATATTTGTATTTGGTGAAGTTTCCGTAGAATGTGGCCAGGATCCCATTGAGTATGCTTTTGCCCTGCTGCCTGGCCAGTTGGATATATGAGGTTCGGTACCGGCGGTGATTGCCGTCTTTGGTTCGCCAGCCGTGCAGGCTCCCAAGTATAAACGCCTGGAAGTCAGCGCAGACGAACGGCGTCTCTTCGTCACCCTCGGCAATGGTCAGCTTCTCGGCAAAGTTGATCAGAATTTGCGCTTGGCGCGGATCGAAGTAATAGGCGAATGGCGCCAGGTCGCTTTTTTTCAGGTCATCTAAATGGCGCTGGCAGGCTTGGATTTCTCTTTTCCCGACACCTGCCACTTGCCCGCTGCACACCCGCTTTGCGTAGTCTGTTGTGCGATCAGTCAGCAACATCATCACCGACCAAAAATTTGTTGACCGGCTGCTCTTTTTTCTTTGGCGCCACCAGTCCGAAGCGGGCACTCATTGTTAGGCCAAAGTCGGCTGCGCCCTGCCGGCATTGCTGCCATAATCGGCTGCGGGCAATTTGCAAATTCTCGTAGGTTGAGTTGTACGCCATCGTAACGGTGCCGTCCGGTCGTTCGACTTTTTTCATCATCTGCGTTTTAGTCAGCTGCTTGGTGACTTCCAAGAAGTCCCGCTCTACCACGACCAGCCGGAACAGCGCCTGACTGTCCAGGTTGCTGACGGTGTTCTCTCCAAGCCGTCGCAGTTCCGCAACGATCTCATCGAAACGCTGTTTGTACTTTCGGGGTGCCCCTTTTGGGTACTCAATATGATCCGCCGGAGCGACCAGCTCCGCTTGCTTGCGCTCTTCGATCTCAGCCTTAGTAAAGTGCTTCTTGCCTTTGGCAATAACTGCGTCTGTTGACTGCCTTTTTCCGGCCATTCCGGTCACTCCTTTCCGTAATACTTCAAAAATAATCTATCTGTCAGGTCTGTAAGCCTTTGAGCTTTCGTGGGGAGTTTTCTCCGTAAGAAAGAGTGGGCGCGACTATCCCCGGGGTGCCCCAAACTTCCTTTGCACCCCCCTCTGCTCCGCCTCGAACCGCTCCAGCAGCCGCCGCAAAAGCTGCTGCGTTCGCTTTTTTTCAGCGATAGAAGAGTCATACAACGCCTCAATCTTGTTGTGGTTGGCGTTGGTGAGAGGAAAGAGGTTGCGCTGGTCGCAGCGTTCGCTCCAGTCCTCGCTTAGAGGCACGATATGATGAACCATCTCGGCGTATTGGATCACGCCATCCACATATAGCGCATACAGGTCCAGTCCTCCGGCGTGTTGCAAGCGGAGCGCTCTTGCTTTGCGCCATTCGGTGCTTGTATAGAACGCATACGCTCTCTTATCTCTGCGGGTGGCGTTATATTCCTTATGCCTGTCTGCTGCGTGCTGTGCACACTCCGGGCACATCTCCAGCGCCTGGGGAATGATCTTGCCGCAGCGGCACATTTTAAGCAGCGCCATTTCAATGCCCTCCCTTACATTCCATTGTAGTGAATAGTTTAGCTGCACACCATACAAGAAAAACACACGAAAAACACACGAAAAAAACACGAAAAACACACGAAAAACACACGAAAAAAACACGAAAAACACAAAGAAATAAGGGGGTGGACACCCACCCCCCTAAGGCTTAGCGCAACGCCTGCACACCATATAGATACACGGCCAACCTCTTGTTAATCTGATTGATCCAGTTGTGCGGCGTGTTCTCATGCGTTTCCATCTGCTCGGCGATCTGTTCGTAAGTCTTTCCATTGATGTACTTAAGACGAAACGCCACCATCTTCTGATCTTCGCCGACCGCCGCATAGTCCTGCGCGATCTGTACCAGCGCTGCGTCTATCTGGCTGAGTAGGCGGCGCGTGTCCTCTTGACCCTCCTGGTCCTCCGGCTGCACTTGCGAGCCTACATACGCCTGCATGGCTCTGTAGTTGGCCATCAGCGCTTTTGTTTTCTTGACCGCTTCGTTTTTCTTTTTGTGCGCCATTTTTCCCTCCTTTCGCCCAGCGTCTGCTTAACTGTGATGACCAGCAGACAGAGTGCACACAGTATTGCTCCTGCCACCACTGCCGTGGCGGCTAACAGCAGCAAGTGGATCAGTAGGCGAAACAGCAGCACATTGGCCATAGCCAGGTACTCAGCCATTCCGGTCACCGTCCTTGATCTGTTTGGCTTTGCCCACCGTGATCAGCAGCGCCGGTACATCTCCTCCGAAAACGAACTTGAACCCTTGGATTTGGTGGCGCCACATTGCGGCACCTCGCATTTGGACGACACCGAGCTGAACTTCTGCGGACGGCTCAAACTGGGCAAGGTAGCCTTGCAGGTCTGCCACCTTGAGCGTTTCTGTTCTTTTCTTGTTCCACAAATGATTTTTTATTTTTTCCATGTTTTTCTCCTGCTTTTTATTCTGCTCATTCCTTAAAGTTCGGACTAAAGCCGATCACGGCGAAAAATGCAACAATGACCGCCCCGGCCACAAGAATAATTTGTGCTGCTGTACACATCCTGCTCACCTCCCTGTACTCCCGAAACCGCCGTTTCCGCGTTCGGTGTCTGCCAGCTTGTCCACCAGTACCAACTCCGGCGTGTCAATCTTGACCACCACCAGCTAACTGATCTTGTCCCCACGGCGCACAGCGTAATCCATACCGCTGTGGTTGTACAGCTTGACGGTAATGCTGCCGGTGTAGCCCACATCAACCACGCCCTCACTGGTGATTCCGTATTTCACATTCAGTCCGCTTTTTGATTTAAGAAAGCCTGCGGTATTTGGCAGCAACTCAATATGTACGCCTGTATCAATGCTGATACTGCCCTTTGCAGGAACAACCGTATCAATCGGTGATAACAAATCAAGCCCTGCGTCCGTTGCGTGTCCTCTTGTAGGCATTAAAGCCGTGCTGTCTAACATAATGTTCATTTTTTTTGCTCCTTTATTTCATTAAAACTATATTCCTTGAATTTGCCTGTAACAAATCTTATGCTTTCTGGGTGGACAATATCGACTGTTCCGTCCTCATACTCAACGATTGCATAATCAATAACATCGTAAGCAGTCCACCTATGGAATAATGCTTTTCTGCCATCCACGAAACACGGACGGTATTCTGTCTGCATTAAGTTACACCTCGTTTCCCCAACAATCCCAACCTTCGGCTTGTTGTCGGGCAAATAGTTCTATCGCAGTACCCTCCCCACATAATTCCATTATGCGGTTTCTTGTTTCAGGCGGCTTTGTTGAATGCGTTGTAAGCGGTGCAATAAGCAATTGGCTAACCTTGGCTGACTTCCTTTTAGGCTTGCCCTTTGTAGCTATCAGGCAAGGTTCTGTGTTGCCTCGTGTCCATCTGCCAAGCCCGAAAAAGAAGCCTTGCATATTATGATTTAATTTCAACCATTGGAAGCCTATTGTTTTATACTTGAAGCCCCACGCTTCAATCAGTTCCAAAGCTTCTTTAAGCTTCGGATATGTAGCCCAAAGGAACAAAACGCAATCCTTGGCAGCCAAGTTCTCAACAGGAAGCTTTCTCAATTCCTCAATACTCATTGTGTTGTATTGCTTTTCAGCCGCACCTTGACAATTGCTGTCATCATATTTCCACGGTGGGTCGGCGTATATGATGTCATATTTGCGGTCAGTGTTAAAAATATCAATTTTCATTATTTCTCCTCCATTCTCGGCGGGTCAGGCAATTCAATATACTTTGCTTTGTCATTTCTGAATGGACAGTTTTTCCATTTACTATCAATTCGTCTTTTTGTAGGTAATGCACCATACATTTTGCACACATCAAAATGTGGACAATCTTTACAAGTCATATAAATACCCGCAATAATTATCTTGTACCCAAGCATAAAACGGACTTGCTTTTCGCATAGCTTTACGAAGCTCCCTACGCATTATCCTTTGTTGCTCTTTTTTGCCTACTCTCTTTTCAGGCGGTATATACTCATACTTTTTTCTATGTGTTCCTGCTTTCATTCTTCCACCTCCTGAACATCAATTAGCGCAGATTTTAAGTTTGCCAAATCGTGCAGGTGCCTTTGTATTTGATATTGCAAAAAACTCTCGCACGAGCAAATACCGCAGGGAATACCTGCCATGATCTCCTTGGCGTTATATCCTGCCCTTGCAAAGCTCGCCATATCAGCAGCGGCCTCGGAAGCGGAGAGCGCCGTTTCGGCACCCAGTTGGATGGCTTTCTTGTACAGCTTCTCAAATTCGTCATCGGTCGCACCGGCGATCACCTTAACGCTGGACATCTCGCTGTCGAAGTCCAAAGCGGTCTTGACGGAAGCAACACCCACACCTGTGCACATTGTTTTTTTTCTTTCAATCTTCATTATTGCGCTCCTCAAAGGCCATACCGGCCACCGTACCCAGGTTAATCAGATCCCGGCATACAGCTTCTGCTTTGGACAGATCCATTGTGCTGATCACGCCCTGCACGATCAGTCCGGACTTAACGATCACCAGGTTCCCGCGCTTGTACAGGTAATATCCCTCTTCTTCCTTTTCGATAGGTTGCAACGCTCTTCTGTTGATGAATGTCATGCCCGCACCTACAATCAGCGGTTGCCATACAGCGCCTGCGGCTACAATGCAGGTGTCCAGCGGGGCGGCATATTCTTCATCGGCGCATTGGTCTGCCAGCGGCAGATCCGCTTTTTGCATTCTTGTCATGATTACGCTGTCGTCCTCTGCCAAGTCAGCGACCATACGCAGCGTCTCCGGCGTGTATTCCGGATGGCCGTACAGGATGTACCCGCAGCTGCCATTACTGAGCATTTGCTCGCCGTCTGGCAGGTCATATAGAAAATAGGCCTTGCTTCTTTTGCAAATGGATAACATTTTCTTAAAGTTCATTTGTCTGTCTCCTTTACGCTTATGCCGTGAATGTACAGCATGAGTTTTCGTTTGATGATATATTCCTTTGTTTTGGCGCCCTTTGTGTCCTCCACCACCTGCTTCCAGGTGCCGTCCGGCTGGCAGACCTCATATACAAAGTCCGCTTTATAAATCACAGGGCGCTCTTTTCGGTATTCGCCGACCCCTGCCGGGATCAACTCATAAGGGACCTGCTCCCGCAGGTTGCGCACCAGGCCGTGCCGTTCCAGCAGTTGCAGTTCCTTGGCTCGCTTGCACTCGCTTTGACTGTCGTATGTACGGCCGTCTGCTTGGGCTTTTACCGCGTGGTATTTGTTCCCGCCTTTGGCCCGCTGCCGGAGATACTCCTGGTACTGGGCAGCAGTCCAGTGTTCTTGGGTACCCATCATCCCGCTGCCTGCTCCGCCGGTGCGTATGCCATACGGATGAACTGGTGCTCCACTGCACCAATGCGCTGCTGCTCCTGCTCCAGGCACTTTTGCATATACTTGCTGGAAAGCACAGTTTCCTCAAACTCCCTGCGCAGATCATCGGTCATACCGTATTGACCCAGGCCCTTGGCGCTCTTAAAGGCGTCCCACTTTGGCCGGATCAGCGGGTGGTTGATATTCAGCTTAAAGCCGTAGGCATTGTGCGGTGCCAAGATCAGCTGGGTTTGGCGTTCCCGCTCTAAGTTGCGCACCTTGTCCCGCATTTGTTCCCATTGCTGTATGTATGTCACTTCGTCCTCCTAACACAGGTACCTATGGTTCTTTGCCCGAATAGGGCAGAGCACATAGGATTGATACTTGAAGCCTGTTACTTCGTCCTCCCAGTTGTTCAGCGTGTCCTTGACCACATAGTAGCCCTTTGGTGCTCTCGGTTCGTCTGCCCAATGGTCGCTGTAGATAACCTGGTATTCCGGTTCCGGTACCACCAGGTTACGGCTACGGCTAAAACACACTCTGGACTTGGCCGTGGTGTACTTGCCCTCATGTCCTTGCTTGATGTGGGTCTCCTCGCGTAGGTACCCGCCGTATGTGTGGTGGTCTCGATCATCTATTGGCACGAATTCCACCCGACCGTATGGCCACCTGGGCAGCTTGGTCAAGTCAATACCGGACAACGCCATGTGGATGTGCGGGTTCTTGTCCGGAGTCTCAATGGCTCTCATCCACTTGAATTCAACACCTGCCTTTTTGTAGGCATATCGCAGTTTGGCCATATAGGCGGCCCACAGTTTCTTGATCTCCTGCAGGTCTTTTGGCCTGTCTGCCTTTCGGAATGTAAAAGTAGCGGTCAGATCACCTGGACCAAAATTGGCGTTAAAAATCATCTCCTGCTGTAGGCACGCCTGGCGATTGTTGACCGCCGCCTGGGCCTCGCTGGTCTTTCCGTAGTTGCTACCCCTGGTGCATTTGTTCTTGCTGCCGTAGCGGGAGGAGTAATGCCGCTGAATGTATATACACTTACCTGCGTGGGTGGTCTTTTGCACCCATGGCATTTTGGTTTGCTCCTTTCTGGACGGACCGGCACTCTATGGAAATGCTGAAAAACGCTGATCGGCTCCCTGGTGGAAAAGCAAGTTTCCCACCGGTTCACCGGCGTGTTTCACATTCCCACAGAGCACAGCTCCTCATTATGCGGCGCTGGTACACACCCTGTTGCCGCCGGTCTCCTGCCTGCGCCTAACTCGCTGAAGAATGCCAAGCGATATATATTTCTGCCGTTGGCGTTTTGCGTCTAAAAATAATACTTTGAACAAGTGGCAAAAAGGAGCGCAGGCCCCTTTTTTCGCCCTTGCCGCACGGCTTGTCCTTGACTTCTCTGCGGTCCTTATATATAATGTAATTAGCGCAGGCGTTTTACTTTCTTTTCGCCGCCTGTGTTCAAGTCGACTGGTCGTTCAGTCGGCTTTTTCTTTTTGCCCGCTGCTGTATTCATCATATTCCAGCGAATGAATAACGCTATCCACCCTGGCCAGCGTCAGCAGCGCCTCACTCACGGGTACAGTCACCACCTCCAGCACATCGTGGATGACGCCTTGCACCATCGCTTTGTAACCGGGCTGTGCATCGCTGAACCCGGGGGCCCGGTACACGCTGCCGTTGGTCACGATCATCAGATCAATATATTTATCACTCATTGTCATTGTCCTTTCCCAGTTTTAAGGCGCGTAGATACGCCACATCAAAGTCTGTCAGCGGCGCTACCAGCACCACCTTGTGGTTTTCGTCCTCGATCACCAGCTGCTTGTCCTGTCGGGCCTCGTCCTCGTCCTCGGGCAGCACGAACACCGCCAGGGCGATCAATGCGCAGCCGGTGCCGCTGATTGCCACGGACACCCACCAATATTGGTTGTCCGCAACCAAGCAGCAACCAAACATCACCAGCAGAAAGCCGGTAATCACCATGACAGCGCCTGCTTTTTCTCGTTTCGTCATTGGTTTGTCCTTTCTTTGCAGTTGACTGCAAAATCAATATTTGCCTGCATTATAGGCGTGGAACGCCGGGGCGAACACAGCCAACTTGGTGCCGTTCTCTCCCAGCTGAATGAGAGGGAAGCCCGGGCGGTGCATATACTGCCTGGCAGTCGGAATGCTACAATTCAGGTATGCCGCCACATCTTCCGGACCAAGATACAGCTTTGTACCCTTGACCTTGACCTCTTTCTCTACAGCTTCGGCGGTGCGGATCAGGTCAATATAGCTTTGCAGGCGCTCCATACGCTGCTGCACGGCGGAGTCAAAGTCGTCCATTGCCAAGGTGTTGTCCTTATTGATGGGTACTTTCATTGCTATTCTCCTTTCTTGATTAGGCCAGCCCTTTGGGCAAGCGGCAGAGCCGCAAGCTGCCCGCTGCACGGCAAAAGTGCCGTCTGCGATAAATGTGATGTTGGGTGGGGCGGGCACCGGAAGCAGGGACATAGGGGGTAATTTGACAAAAAAGAAAAGAAAAAAGAGAAGAAGTGAAAAAAGGTCCCGCTGCCTGCTTAGTTCTGCCGCCGCCCAAAAGGCTGGCCGTGTATTTAGTTGTTGCGCTCGGCGATGATCTCGTTGATTGCGCCGAGGATCCGCTCTTTTGCCTGGGGCGGTTTGCGCTTGCCCAATAAAATAAGCGAGATGTATTTGTTTGTCAGTCCCATCTTTTGCCCAAGCTCAACCTGTGAAATGCCATGCATGTGCATAAGCGCTATTGCCTGTCCTATCCACTTTTCCATTATTTTCACCTCTTTTCGAACTTTTTTTAAAAATGAGTTGTATTTTTCGTACTGGTGTGCTATATTGTAGTTGCTACACAACAACATACACAGCGGTACGAAAATTCGGACTACGCCCATACAATACTACGAAAATCGGGAATTGTCAAGGGAAATGATACGAATATTCGTACTTTTGTGAAATCTGCACAAAGTAACAGAGGAGTTTTTGTATGTTTTTTTCACGGTTTTCGGAACTTTCAGCAGAAAAAGGTTTGTCCACCACTGCTGCAGGGCGTGAGATTGGTATATCAAAGACCACCATTTCCTATTGGCGGAATAATGAGAATGTGATACCCAAGAATGATGTGCTTCAAAGAATAGCGGACTACTTTGGCGTCTCTACCGACTACCTTTTGGGAAAAACGGACATAAAAAATCCCCCGGACCAACAAAGTCCGGAGGAAATAGCGAAAGTGGCTTTATTCGGCGGTGACGGAGAGGTCACCGACGAGATGTGGCAGGAAGTTAAAGGATTTGTGGCATTTATAAAGGATAAGAGAAAGAGAGAGAATGGAAACAACTGAGTCCCTGTTCGATGAGATCGAGCGCAACAACATAGAGGTATATCTGGGCAGTATGCCCGCTGCCAAGTCTGCGTCTGCCAATATCGGCGATGATTATTACATAGCACTTGACGAGCAGAGCCTGGAAAGCACCGCAGAGGCCCGCTGCCGTCTGGCCCACGAAGCCGGGCACTGCATAACCGGGTCGTTCTACAATCTATATGCCCCGCTTGACCGGCGTAGTAAGCACGAACGCCGGGCAGATAAGTGGGCGGTAAAGAAGTTGATCCCCAAGGCCGAGTTGGAGGCGCAGCTGCGCCAAGGCTTGGAACCTTACGAGCTGGCCGAGTTCTTCAATGTGACGGAAGAATTCATCCATAAGGCACTTGACTTCTACTTTGAATGTGGGATGTCATAATTCACGGCATGCCGTGATTATGGATGTGTTAACTTAATAGGAGGAAAAAGAAATGAAAAAAGAATACAAAGTGCTTTTGTATGCATATCCGTTTATTATTGCGATTTCTATCTTGGCTACAGTAGGAGTACCGCTGTTTGCTTTGGCCGATGTAGCGTTTCTCGTGCTGTACTATTATATTTTGCAGAAGTCATTTTCAAAAATAAATATAATCAAAAATGCCGACGAATACGCGGCGTTTACGAATGCCAATGCAGATCAGCGCGTGCAAGACGCCAAAGCGGCTGCGGAAAAAATGCGAAAAGAAACAGAGGACAGTTGTGCTCAAAAGGTTCAAGCTGTTGAGCGTGAACTGAAGCAAAAACGGAAATGCATTTCTCAGTTGAATATCGAAATCCGCAATCTTAAAGCTGAAATTGAAGTGGCGCAACAAGAAGCGGTTGCTGCCTCTGTCGCCGTCCCTGTTGACTATGATATATCGTCTGCCGAATATAAAGATAAATTTGCTCTTGCACAACTTAATGAAAAAGAATGTGTATCCTCAAACAATGCTGTCTCTGTACATTCCGACGCGCCAAAGTCTGTTATAAATGCAAATGTGAAACAGATCCTGCGTTGCTTTAATTCGGAAGCGGCGGCTATTATCAAGAATGTTACCACGCGGAACATTGACAGTGCGCGTTCAAAAATCATCAAGTCCTTTGAAATGCTCAACAGGATTTTTGCGCCAGACGGAGTGGAACTCAACCGCCCGCTGCTGGAGATTAAGCTGGAGCAGCTCAACTGTATGTACGGCAATCAGGTGATGGCGGAGCGCGAAAAGGAAGAACAACGCGCGATCCGAGAGCAAATGCTCGAAGAAGAAAAAGTGCGCCGTGAAATTGAACGCGAAAAAGCAAAGCTCGATAAGGAAGAACGGCAGTTCAAGAATGAAATTCAGAAACTCATGACTTATCTACATAAAGCGGATGATATTGAAAAGCAGCTTTATGTTGACAAGATAAAAGAACTGGAGGCGAAACTCGGCCTGTTAGAGCAGGACAGAAAAAATGTGCTCGACCGGGAGCAGAATACGCGCGCCGGCTTCGTCTATGTAATATCCAATATTGGCTCTTTTGGAAAGAATGTATATAAAATTGGAATGACAAGACGGTTAGAGCCTATGGACCGCATAAAAGAACTCAGCAGCGCTTCCGTACCGTTTGAATTTGATGTTCACGCTATGATTTTCTCAGAGGACGCGCCGGCGTTGGAGACAGCTTTACACCGGCAGTTTGATGATCGGCGTATAAATCTTGTAAACAGCCGAAAAGAATTCTTCCGCGTTTCTCTTTCAGAAATTGAAAAGGTGGTAAAAGAAAACCACAATGCTACGGTCACTTTTACCGCCGTTGCCAAAGCGGAGGAATATCGTCAGACAGTAAGGCTTCTTGAAAGCGAGCAAGCATAAAATCGTTTTTTGACGCCGACATAACAAATAAAAAAAGCCCTACCCTGCGCCAACAGGATAGAGCCGATAAGCAGGATTGTGTAATACAATACCCACCCAACACTGGTTATTGTAGCACATCCCTGCTGAAAAATCAAGCAGGGCCTTTTTGCGCCCTTTTTTAGGGCTGCCCGCTGCTATATGCAAAGGAGAAGTGTTTGCAATGCCAAGAAAAAGAGGAAACGGTGACGGAACCATCTATAAGATGGAAAGCAAAGGCCTATGGGCTGCCCAGCTGACTATAGGTGTGGACGCCAACGGCAAGCCGAAAAGAAAGACAATATACGGTAAGCGGCAGGCAGATGTGCGGGCAAAGCTGGACGCTCTAAAGAATGAACTTGCCACCGGCTCTGTAATTGAACCGGACAAGATCACCGTCGCACAGTATATCTTATCACTTATCAAGACAGACCGGGCACTAAACCAAATAGGGGACAACACCTACCTGCGTAAACTGGCCAGTTATAAGCGGATCGCCGCCAGCTCCATAGGCGACCGCCCGCTGCAATCCGTGCGGCCACCACAGGTGACCCAATACCTCATAGAGATCACCAGCTGTTCCAATTCAGTAATCGCCAAGGACTACGCCCTGCTGGCCCGCTGCTTCCGCACAGCCCTTGACAATGACCTGATCCGTAAGGATCCTATGCGCGGAATGAAAAAGCCAAAGAGCAACAAGGCTACCCGCAAGGTGCGTGCGTTGACTGTAGAGGAGCAGACCAGGTTTGTGCAAGTCATGAATGACCAAGAGCGTGGCTGCCGATACCGGGAGCAGATGATGTTAATGCTCAGCACAGGAATGCGTATGGGCGAGATCAACGCCTTGGATGTGCACGATGTCAACCTGACATTCCGCACCGTGAATGTGCGGCGCACGGTGACCAAGGATCAGACGGACCACGCTGCTATAGGCACAAAAACCAAGACCTATGCCGGGCAGCGGCTTTTGAGCCTGACGGACGCCCCATACCGTATTCTGTCCGAATATATGGAACAGTGGCAGCCCAACCGCTTGGATCTGCTGTTCTACGACTTCAAAGGGCACAAGGTGCTGACCACCAGCCAGGTCAACTTACAATTTCAGCGTATCTTAAAAAAATACAATGTGCTGGATCCTGTCGTGCCCGGTGTGGTGACCCTCCACAGCCTACGGCATACATACGCCACCCGCTGCATTGAGAGCGGTATGCCTGTTAAGGTGCTCCAGAAGCGCCTTGGTCACGCCAATATCGAAACCACGCTAAACACCTACTGCGATGTGTTCTCCGATTACGAGAATAAGTACACCGAGGCGGCAGACGCCTATATGCAACAGCTTACCCCAAATGCTCCACAGAAAAGTGCTGCACAGATATAAATAAGAAAAGATAAGTGCCCCTTGTAGGCACTTATCTTTTTATGTATAAACGATAAAATAAAAAAATATTTCAGAAAATATCAAAAAAATACTTGACATACTGCAAGCAGTATGGTATAATTAAGTCAATGAAAGGGGGTGAGAATATGAAGCCAAACAAAAAGCCTACCGCATTTGAGATTGTACAGCTTGTTATTGAGGCGGCCACTGCAATCGCAGCCCTAATAACGGCAATCAAATGGTGGTAGGCACCAAAGAGGGGCGAAAGCCCCTCCCCCTTGCGGGGATCGGCATATTCATTATATCGTAAAGAAAGGAGTTTTTCAAGTGGAAAAGAATAGTTTTTGGATGACCATTTTGTGCGTGCTTTTGGTGGTGTCTGTCAGTGCCGGAATGAGTATTCCGCTGCGGGTGGCCATTGGCGGCTGTGCGCTTGTGATCTTGTGCAATGTGATCCGTAAAGTATGGAGGCTGTGTCATGAGTGAAGCGAAAAGAAAGACCAAAACATCCACCCAGGTGAAAGCAAGATATAACCAAAAGGTGTATGATACTATTTCCGTGCGTGTCCCCAAGGAAATGGCTGCCGCTTTTCGTGAGAAATGCGCTGCTGATGGCATTGCACAGGCACAGATTATCAAGCAGGCGATTGAGCAGTTCTTGCAGCAGTAACGGCGTTGCAGTACTGTTGCAGTACAGAATGGCAGAAAGCCCGCTGCTAAGCCAAATTTTACGCCTATAATCTTGTCACCTCGACCAAAAAGAAGCAGGACATTCTTTAGAATGTCCTGCTTCCTTTTTTTGTTTATTTGCAAGATTTGAACTTGCGACACGAGGCTCCAAATGCGAAGCATTTGGCAGAAACAGTCCGGGGGACTGTTTCGCAGCGAGTGCCTTATATCTCTGTGATCGGCTGTCTTTTTTCTCCAGCGGAGCAGCACTTCTTCTCCGGCGTTGCAGTACTTATTGCAGTACTTGGTCATGCGAGGTATAGAAAAAGCCGGGCAGTTTTGATCTGCTCGGTCAGGCCTGTGGGTTATGTAAATTGAATTTGTGTCCGGTGCCTTGAAAAAATGCAAAACACCGGACGACGCAATCAGCATTTTAGAAGCTCTGCGCTTCTAAGATAAAAAAAGTAGATGGCGGGCGGCCACCCGCCATGGGTGTGGGCTGCCCGGGTAGGTGGCTGCCCGAGCCGCAGAAAGGAAAATAACACAAGGAAGTAAAAAATGAAAATAGGAGTACAAAATGTATAATGATAAGCATATATGCAAGACGGCCACCCGCCTTACAAGCCTACTGTACCACGCTTTGCAGTAAAGTGCAATGAAAATCTGTTCAGGGGCGTTTTACTGTACCAAAAATAACCCTATGAGCAGTGAAAGTGAAGTCTTTTGCTGACTGCCGGTGCGCCAGTGACCGACAATCCCTGTATAAATGGCGTGTTGCCAAAACAGAAAAAAAGCCAATCGGGCGTCTTGCTCGGTTGGCTTTTTGCTTGCTTATTTTTCCGCTTTAATCAGATCCTTGACTACTTCGCCGGCTAGGATCAGACCCATCACGGAGGGCACAAAGGCCACGCTGCCGGGCGTGCTGCGGCGGCCGGGGTGATCCGGATCCGCTTGTCCGGCACCGGCGGTGGGAATAGGCGGTTCTTCGGAGTAGACCACCTTTAGGTGGTGAATACCCCGCTTTTTCAGCTCCCGGCGCATGACCCGGGCCAGCGGATCCATTTTCGTTTTAGCCAGGTCTGCCACCTGAAAGCCGGTGGGGTCCAGCTTATTCCCGGCGCCCATGGCGCAGATGATGGGCACGCCGGCGGCGTGGCAATGGGTCACCAGCGCCAGCTTGGCGCTCATGGTGTCTACTGCGTCCACCACATAATCGTATTGGTTAAAGGGAAAATCCGCCGCCGTTTCCGGCAAAAAGAAGCAGTTGTGCTTGGTGATCTTGGCCGCCGGATTGATGTCTAAGATTCGAGCCTCCATGGCGTCCGTCTTGTACTGCCCCACGGTTTTGGTGGTGGCGATGATCTGGCGGTTGATGTTGGACACGGCCACTGTGTCGCTGTCGATCAGATCCAGGTACCCCACGCCGGTACGGGCCAAAGCCTCGCACGCATAGCCACCTACGCCGCCAATGCCGAATACCGCCACCCGCGAGGCGGCCAGCCGCTCCAGAGCGCTGCTGCCCAAGAGTAATTCTGTTCTGGAAAATGCCTGTTCCAT